CCAGGGACATGGTTGGCAGGATGGCCGCCAGGGCGGAGATGCCGATGGAGTAGGCGATGGGCACGCCCAGAGCTAGCAGGACCAGCAGGACCGCCAGGATGAGAAGCAGTGAAGAAATCGCCATTTATAACGCCTCCTTTTTCTGATCAGAGAAAATCTCCATGATATTCAGCAGCGTAAAGAGCATGTTCAGCACGCCGCACAGGGGAAGAACCACGTAGAAAATGCCGATGGGCACGCCCAGGGAGGATGTCATCTGTCCCATAGCCAGCTGAGCGATCTGTACGCCGCCGAAAACCAGAATGACCAGGGAAAACAGGAACGCGATGAGTTCGCCCAGGCAGTGCAGCAGCTTCTGCGCGCCCGGCCCGGCGTGGTCCACCAGAAGAGGGATGTTCATGTGGCCGCGCTCTGCGGTGACGATGGACGCTCCCAGCAGGCTCATCCACGCGAACATATAAGAGACCAGCTCCTCGGACCAGGAGGAGGGGCTGCTGAGGATATACCGGGTGAATACCTGCCAGCAGGTCAGGGCGACCATGACCAGGAAGCTGATCCCGGCCAGGATGTTCAGAATCCTGGTCAAAACGGTGCGAAGGGTCTTCATAAGGCTGCCTCTCTCCTTTCTACTGCTGCGAATACACAGCGTTCCATTGCTGGATACCCTCATAGATGGGCGCGAGCTCGGGGTAATCCGCAATCAGATCCTGGTGCATGGGGGTGCAGATGTCCTGGAAGGGCTGGACCTCCGGATACAGGAAGGTAACGCCCTGCTGATTTTCGGCGCGGTCCTTGGCGGCCTCTACCGCTTTGCCCCATTCCTGGCGCTCCACCGTGTTGACGATCCGGAACCCATCCTCAAAGACGGCCCGTTCCTCCTCAGGCAGGCTGTCCAGAAAGTCGCAGTTTCCGATCAGAATATCGGGAATCATCTGGTGCATGTCATAGGAATAGAATTTGCAGACGTCGCCGTGGCCGTTGGAGGTGAGCGCCAGCTCGTTGTTCTCCGCGCCGTCGATGACCTTGGACTGGAGGGCGGTGTACACCTCGCCGAAGCCCATGGGGGTAGCGGAGCCGCCCAGCAGGCTCATCATGGTGACGTTGGTGGGGGACTGCTGGACACGGATCTTCAATCCCTTCAAATCAGCGGGGGTCTCGATGGGAGTATCCACGGTGTAGAAGTTCCGGGTACCCGCATCGATCCAGGTCACGGCCTCGAAACCAGCTTGCTTGGTGGATTCGAAAATAGGTCCTGTGATGTCGGGGTCGTCCATCGCGTCGTGGTACGCCTCGCTGGAGACAAAGAGATAGGGCAGGTTGAAAAGAGTGTAATTTTTGGAGAAGGTCTCCAGAATAGAGTTGCTGGCTACACAGAAGTCGATGGCTCCGGTCTGGGTCAGCTGGACCATGTCCGTCTGGGAGCCCAGCAGCTCGCTGGGGTAGACCTCCACATCATACTTGTCACCCAGCTCGCTTTCGATGTACTCCTCGAAGGCAAGAAGCGCAATGTTTGTAGGATGGTCTGTCGCCTGGTTGTGCCCAATGCGGATAATTCGCTTGCCGCTCCCCGAGCACCCGGTGAGGGCTGCCGTCAGGAGCAGCGCGCAGAGCACGGCGGCAAATGCTTTGGAGAGAACTTTCATGTCCTGATTATCCTCCTTTTTTGTTGAAATTGATTGAAATATACGCTTTGCTTAGGTTTTATTCTGCTTTGAGATCACAGCTGCGGCAGGGTGTACAAGAGAAAACAAGCGGCCGGCCCTTTTGTTTTCTTTATGAGTAAAGTATAACAGGGAGGGAGCCCTTTTGCATGGTATTTTTAGCTTGAAATATGGTGAAAATTGCTGTATACTAGAAGAATGTAAAAATTTTAGGAGGATTTTTATATAAAATGCACAAAGATATATGGACCGACCGCCAGGTCATGCTGGGTGAATCCGCATTTGAGTTTTACCACTACCGTGACGATATCCCTCCCCAGATAGAATTTCACCAGCACCCCTTCTATGAGCTGTTCTTTTTCTTCGGCGGAAATGTCAATTATACCATTGAGGGCAAGACCTACAAGCTCCATCCCGGGGATATTCTGCTGACAAACAGCCTGGATATTCACCGCCCGGAGATACTGCCGGGGAAACCCTACGAACGGGTGGTGCTCTGGCTGGAGGACCGTTTTTTTGAGCAGCTGCGGGTGGGGGGAGACGACTTGGCCTCCTGCTTTGCGGATGCCGCCAGAAGGGACTACCGCCGCGTCCGTCCCAACCACTCCAGCTTTATCCGGATGCGTACCCTGTGCAATCGGATCTCTCAGGCACAGAGCAGTCAGGCCCTTGGCAGCCATACGCTGGTATACGCGTATCTGTTTGAGTTTTTGGTAGAGGTCTGCAGGTGTTATTTCGATCAGGCAAATCTTTTTCAGGCGGATGTGACGGAAAATGAGAAGATTAATAGTATTCTGGATTACATCAATAAAAATATTACGTTGGATCTTTCCCTGGACAATATCGCAAGCCAATTTTACATCAGCAAGTTTTACCTGAGCAGACAGTTCAAGCGTTTCACAGGAATGGGAATCTACCAATACATCATCAAAAAAAGGGTAACAATATCGCGCGATCTCCTGCGCGGCGGAGCCTCGGTGATGGATGCCTGCATGGGATGCGGATTTAATGACTATTCAAATTATTTAAAAGCGTTTAAACGTGAGTTCAACAGGAATCCAAAGGATTTTGCACATATCAGGTAATCCCGCCCCCGCGCAGGAAACGGGATATAATCATAGCCGCCTGCGCTTTTTGACGCAGACGGCTATGTAAGCGGACTCACGGCCCGTCGTGTATTCCGGCCCTTTGAGCGGGCCGGTTTATGTCCTTGCAGCAGGGGCGGCTGGTTGTTTGCGCAATTATTTCAGTGTATAGCCAGCGCTAAGTTTCCCCTGCAATACAAAAAACATGCATAAAGCGATGATTAAAATAAAAAGCAGTATTTCTCCCTCTGCATGACAAACACACTTCTCATCACGCGCATCCAGGAGCGGGGTCTGCCCTTCCAGTCCATGACAGGAAAAAAGGCCGTCAGTCGTACAAGAAAACAGAGGCAAAAAATACGCCGTCCTCATAAATAAACCTCGCCATGCCGCCGCACCGCTCCGCCGCCCTTTGAATGGTCCAGGTGCCGGTTCCGAACCCCTTCCGCTTGGACGAGAGAAGCCGCCCGTCTTTCCACGCCGGTTCCTGTTCGCAGGAATTGTCCACAGCGAAAACGACGTGGCGGTGCTCCCACGCGCCCCGCACACGGATAAAGGGAGCGGAGCGGCGGACCTCCCGGCAGGCATCCACCGCGTTTTCCAGCAGGTTCCCCAGCAGGGCGCAAATCTCCGGCTCATTGATGGGAAGTCTCTCCGGCATATCCAGCTCCACATCATAGTCGATCTCATATTTCCGCGCTTCTTCCGCGTAGTGGGTGCAGACCACATTCAGAGCAAAGTTCTTTGTAAAGGTCCGCCGTATGTCCGGGGGGAGTTCTTTCTCATAAGCCGTCAGATAGCCCTTCAGGCCGTCAATATCCTCTCTGTCCAAATAGGCCCAGATTACGCTCAGATGGTGGCGCAGATCGTGGCGGGCTGCCTTTACTTCCTCGTTGTACTGCATGAGCCGTTCATGCTGCATCCGCTGGAGACTCAAAAGCTGCTCCTGCGCCTCGGCCCGCTCCGCCAGCGCGGCTTGGCGGCGGATGCCGTCCAGCGCGTCCAGCAGCGTGGAGTAGATCACGAAGGCGCACAGCAGAAGCATCGTCCGCACAAGAAGAAAGGAGGCCGCGGCAAATGGCTAATCTTGGTATTCATGTGCTGGAACAGGCTACACCGGTCAGTATCCCTGTTGTGGCCGATTCCGGCCTGCCGTATGTGACCGGGGTATCCCCTATCCATACGGCCACCAAGCCCGGCAAGGTCAACACCCCCATCCTCTGCACCAGCTGGGACGAGGCGGTGCAGAAGCTGGGCTTTTCCTACGACTGGAAAACCTATCCCATCTGTGAGTTCATTTATTCTCACTTCCAGCTCTACGGCTGCCAGCCGGTTATTTTCTGCAACGTCATGAACCCGGAAAAGATGAAGCAGGAGGCGGAGACTGCGGAGTACCCCGTAGAGGACCATGCTGTCAATCTTCCTTTGGCAGCAATCAGCAGCACGGTCTCGGTGTCCAGCAACGGAGTCGATCTGGTGGAGGATGAGGACTACAGCGTCTATTACGATTACAAGACGGACGCCTGCGTGGTGGAGCTGCTGGAGACCGGTGAATCCTATGACGCTGCATCGCTCTCCATTTCCTACACAGAGGTCAAACCGGACGAGGTTGTGCTGGCAGATATCGTGGAAGGCGTCACCCACGTGGACGACTGTATGACCGCCGTTGGGAAGATCCCCGACACGCTCTGCGCCCCGGCCTGGTCCCATAATACGGTTGTCGCGGCGATCATGGCGACAAAGGCGGCTGGCATCATGGGCCTGTTCCATGGCAAGTGCCTGATCGACGCCGACTGCAGCGAGACCGGCGTCCGCGACTACTCGGAGCTGTCCGGGTATAAGAGCAAGAACAATTTTGTGGATGAGAACCAGATCGTGTGCTGGCCGCAGGTGAAGCTGGGCGAGTACCAGTTCCACATGTCCACGCAGCTGGCGGGGCTGATGGCTCAGGTGGACACCCTCAACTCCGGTTGTCCCTATGAGAGCCCCAGCAATAAGAGTTTCAAGATAGATACCTGCTGCCTGGAGGATGGCACCGAGGTCAATCTCACTTGGCCCCAAGTCAACATCGTGGCCGGAGACTACGGCGTGGTCACGGCAATCAACTTCCTGTCGATGGGCTGGCGGTGCAAGGGGAACTACACGGCGTGCTATCCATCCAACACCGATGTGAAAGATATATTCATACCGGTCTCCCGAATGTTCGACTGGGTGGGCAATACCCTAATCCGGACCTTCTGGATCAAGCTGGACAAGCCCATGAACCGGCGGCTGATCGACAACATCCTGGACACTTGCAATATCTGGTTGTCTGGCCTCGTGGGTACGGAACGGCTGTTGGGCGCCAGAGCGGAGATGATTGCCGAGGAGAACAATCTGCTGGATCTGATGGCCGGTATCCTCCACATTCACATCTACATCACGCCGCCCAGCCCCATGCAGCAGTGTGATTTTATTCTGGAGTACGATACCAGCTACGTTGAATCGGCTCTGGCGGCGTAAAGGAGGGAACATGATATGGATCGATTTCCTGCCGCAACAATACAATTCCGTGTCTACGAGGACAGCGTAAACGAGGTTGGCGTTGCAAAAGTAACATTGCCGGACATCACCAACAAATCCGTAACCATTATGGGTTCCGGCATGATGGGAGATGTCTCCGTCCCCATTCTGAGCATGATCGAGAATATGGAACTGGGAATGGACTTTCTCAGTCATACGGACCCGAACACCTTTGCCATGTTTCTGGAGCAGCGCAAGCATCAGATCGAGATCCGGGTGGCGGAGGAATACTGGGAAATCGAGGAAGCAGAGATCGGCGTGTGGCCTAACAAGTATGTGTTTATCGCCCGGCCCAAAAGCATGAAATCCGGCGGTCTCGCCCCCGCGACAGCCTCCGATTCCTCTGGCCAGTTTGATGTGTATGTGTACGCCGCCTATCGGGACGGCGTGGAGCTGTGGTACATCGACAAGCGCAATATGACCTTCCGGGTCAATGGCAAGGACTACATGGCTGATGTCCGCAAGGCCCTGGGCTATTCTTAATACGCAAAAGAGCCGGCCCCTAACTGAGGACGGCTCTTTTGCCCCATGTTTACTGCGCATCAAGACGTTCTCTGAGCGCGTCTTGCAAAACGCGGGACAGGCTGAGATTTGCGCCTGTGGCGGCATCGTACATCCACTTTGGAATACTGACAGTGCGTCGAACGGCGCGGTCATCTTTCAGCTCCGCACGGATCAGATTTACAAATTCGCCCTGTTCGTGGGTAATATCCTCCGCGTGGCTGGCGGCGGGGATTTCCTGGCCGACCTCAATCGTACACTCCAACCACTGTTTCAAAGCGTCCTGCGCCATATACAGGGCATTTTCCAGGGATTTGCCCTCAGAGACGCAACCCGGGAGATCGGGATAGGTGATGGTGTACGAACCGTCGTTTTCATTGTAATGGAACAGCGCTGGATATACGAATGTGTTCATCGTGTTACCTCCCAACTTATTTTTGGAGGTGCGGGGCTTATCTCAGCCCCGCATCCTTCAGGATTTGCTTTGCGGTGATCTCGTTGATTTCACGGTGCCGTGGAACCTGGATGACCCTGCTGCCGGGTTTCCATAGGTTTGTATGGCTTCCATCATCCCGGATGATGGAGTATCCGGCATCATGTAGTTTCTTTAATATGTCCCGGCGATTCACTGTATCACCCCTTCCATAGCTTTATTATATTACATACTTTATGTAATGTAAAGAGATAATTACATAAAAGTATGTAATTTTTTTGAGAGGAGAATCAGCATGATTGACGAAAAGAAAACCACTACCCTGGAAGATACCGTCCAGCAGGCGGAGCAGTTGGAGGCGGAGGCACAAGCCGAAGCTGACGCCTGTACTTATACGCACACCTTTAAGAGACCCTTTACCTATGAAGGCATTACCTACAAAGATCTGACCTTTCGGTGGGATTCTCTCAGCGGGCGGGACAGCGTCGCGATTGAGCGGGAATTGCTCCAGCGCGGCATCACTACAGTGATCGCTGAGTTTACCCCTGAATATCTGGCTGCAATGGCGGCACGGGCCTGCACCTATCGCAACGCCGATGGGTTCCGCACCATCACAACAAAAACGCTGTATGCCCTGCCCCTGCGGGAATTCCGGCGGATCTGCGGGGCAGCACAGCGTTTTTTAATACGTTCGGAGTCAAGGCCGGTGACGGGGGCGGCTGGCTCCGGGAACAATGCCTGATCCTCGCGAATGAGCGAAACACGTCTGTTACCGAATGGCTCTCCATGCCCCTGATAGAACTGCCATTGTGGATCAAGTCCCACAACAAGCTGGTAATGGAAGAAAATCAACGGAGAAAGGAGGCGGCTGCATCCCATGGCCGGTAAGGAACACAGTATATTATTTGCCTTGAACGCTTCTTTGAACGGCAATTTCAAGGGAACGTTCAACAGCGCCCAGCAGGAATTTGCCCGGCTGGGGAAAGAGATCCAGAGCATGAACCGCCTCCAGTCCGACATCTCCTCCTACCAGAAGCAGCAGAAGGCGGTGCAGAACACCGAGGCCAAACTGCGCAACCTTGAAAAGCAGTACGACCTGATCCAGAAGGAGATCAAGGAAACCGATGGTCCTACCGCCGGCCTGGAGCGCGAGCAGGCGAAGCTGGAGCAGCGCATCAACGATACGACTACTGCCCTTGAGCGGCAGAACCAGAAGCTGAGTGCCACCGAGCAGCGCCTGAACGATGCCAGGGTGGATACGGGCAATCTCTCCGGAGAGAGCCAGCGGCTGGCCGCTCAGATGCGGGATCTGGCGCGGCAGCAGGAGGAGGCTGCCAGGGGTGCGCAGTCCTTCGGCGGATCTGTGCAGGACGCCTTTGCAGCGGCGCAGCAGGCCCTTGTCTCAGCCGGGATCGCCACCGGGCTGCGTGAAATCTGCGATGCCTATGCGGAGTGCGTCTCCGTGGCGGCGGACTTCGAGTCGTCCATGAGCAATGTGGAGGCCCTGTCCGGCTCCACGGCCCAGGAGATGGCCGAGCTGACCGCTGCGGCAAAGGAGCTGGGCGCAACAACCAAGTTCACCGCCCAGCAGTCCGCCGACGCCATGGGCTACATGGCTATGGCCGGATGGGACGCACAGCAGATGATGGCTGGCATGGACGGCGTGATCAACCTGGCTGCCGCTGCCGGGGAAGACCTGGCACAGGTGTCGGATATCGTCACCGACAACCTGACCGCCTTTGGCCTGACCGCCGCCGATACCGCCCACTTCTCAGATGTGCTGGCGGCGGCCGCCACTAACTCCAACACCAGCGTCAGCATCATGGGCGAGACCTTCAAGCAGTCCGCCGCCATTGCGGGTTCTTTGGGCTACAGCATAGAGGATGTTGCCGTCGGCGTGGGCCTGATGGCCAATGCCGGTGTCAAAGGCTCCATTGCCGGTACCGCGCTGAAGAACACCTTCAACGGGCTGTTGGAGGGCGCCACCTTGACCGCTGCTGCGTTCGGTGAGTATGAGTTCTCCGCCATCAAGGCGGACGGCACTATGAAGGACTTCGCCGGTACCATTGATGAGCTGCGCGTCTACTTCGACCAGATGACCGAAGCGGAGCGGGTGAACAACGCTATGGCGCTGGCCGGGAAGCGTGGCTACAACGGCCTGCTGGCGATCCTGAACGCCACCGACGCGGATTATCAGTCCCTGACCGACAGCATCAACAACTGCAGCGGCGCGGCCAAGCGTATGGCGGACATCAAGATGGACAACCTCCGGGGCCAGCTGACCCTGATGGATTCCGCCATGGAAGCTGTGAAGACCACCATCGGGGAACAGTTCAACCCGGAGCTGCGCCGCCTGGCCGAGACCGGCACGGATGTACTCACCTGGGTCAACGGCTTTATCCAGGCGCACCCGGCGATGACAAAGGGCGTCATGACCTTCACCGGCGTCATGGGCGCTGCAACGGTAGCCATAACGGGTGTAAACGCGGCGCTGAAGATATTCCAGGCATTGAATGTCGCGGCGCTGTTTACTGGGCCTGTGGGTGCTGTTCTGGGCGTGGCCGCCGCCGTGGCGGGCGTCACCGCTGCGGTAGTTGGCATGACCACCGCTTTAGATGATGGCATTCCATCCGTCAAGGAGCTCACCGAAGCCGCGTCCGAGATGCAGAGCACGCTGGAGTCCTCTGCGGCGGCCTATGACGATGCGTCCTCTTCCGCGCTGGCCGCTGCGAATGTGGCTGACACGTACATCGACAAGCTGGAGGCGATGGGCGACTCCGCCAGCCTTTCGGAGGATGAGCATCAGCAGTATCAGAACACGCTGGCCCTGCTGCTGCAAACTATACCGTCACTCTCCGACTGTATCAGCCAGACCACAGATGAGTATGGCCGCACCACCTATGTCCTGGAGACATCGACCAACGCCCTCCGCGCCAATGCCGATGCATGGAAGAAGAACGCTATGGCGCAGGCGTATCAGGAGCGGCTTACCGCCATGTATGCGGCCCAGGCGGACGTTCTCATTGAAGCCGAGAAAAACAGTATTGAACTGACCCGCGCCCAGACCAGTCTGGATGAGGCGGAGAAAAAGCGTTCTGAAACCCTGAGCCGGATGAACGATCTGTACATGCAGATTCGGGATGCTGACGGCAATCCGGAAAAGGTCCGGGAGCTGCAGTATGAGTACAACAAGCTCGCAGCATCTCTCGGGGATATGGATGTAGAAATCCAGCATTCCCGCGATGAGGTGAACGTTTACACCCAAGCCGTTGCCGAGGGAGCAGACGCCGCTGCTGCCGCCCAGGAAGAAATGTCGCTTCTGGAGGAGGCGTTCCGTAGGTCTACCGGCGCGGTGGATGAACAGGCCGCGGCACTGCCGGAACTGAGGAATGCGCTCGATCCGGTACAAGAACGGCTGATGGAATTGGCGGAAAGCTACGACAACGTCTATAAGTCTGCCTATGCGAACATTGCCGGACAAATCGGCCTGTTCGATGAGATGAAGGTGAAGGTTGACACCTCCATCAGCGACATGATCTCGTCCCTGGAATCCCAGGTCAGCTACATGGCTACCTATTCGGAGAATCTGCGGAAAGCGGCGGAAATGGGACTCTCTGAAGGACTGTTGTCCCAACTCAGCGACGGCAGCACTCAGAGCGCCGCCTATCTGCAGGCCATTGCGAACAGCGGCCAGGCCGAGATTGAGGAGTTGAACGCCGCCTTTGCCCAGGTCCAGGAGGGCAAGGAGACCTTTTCCGGCACAGTGGCGGAAATTCAGGTTGGACTGAATGACGCGATGACGGAGATGGAGCAGACCGTTCGGGATGGTGTGGACGCGATGGAGCTGCCGGACGAGGCGGCTCAAAGCGCACGGGAGACGATCCAGGCATTCATTGACCAGGCTGATAAAATGCAGCCCTGGGTACAGAGTGCCTTTGCACAGTTGGGAAAAGCCGCGGCAAATTCACTTGGGATAACACCCAACCCAGCAAGATATGGAGATAGCAGAGGAACAGATCATTTCAAGGCATACGCCTCCGGCACCTCCAGTGCTCCGCCCGGCTGGGCGTGGGTAGGCGAGGAAGGCCCGGAGCTGATCCGGATGCGCGGCGGCGAAACCGTGCTGCCCGCCGAGGTGTCCCGTGAGTTTGCCATTCTGACCGCCTATGGCAATCAGGCTGGCGCTTATGCGGACGGGACCGGCAATGCGTCCGCTGCTATGGCTGAGGCCGCAAAGCTGACGGAAATCAGCAATACGGCCTATGCCAACTATAGCGAGGCCGTCTACAATAATGGCGCTTACAACGCCGTCAGCAGAACCGATTATACAGCTTACGCCAGTCCGCGCGATGCGATTGCGTCTGCCATAGGAACGGCGGAGACGGCCTCTGTCCCTGCGGCAACGGGTGAAACTGGATCTTTCGGCCCGGCCAAGGTTGAGATTCACATCCACATTGAGGGCAGCGCCACGCCGGAGACGGTGCAGGCGCTGGAGGACTACGTCAGCCGCGGCGAACTGAAGGCAGCCGTGTGGGCAGCCATGGAAGAAGCTCAGGCTGACGCTCGGAGAAGGGACTGGTTCTGATGAAGACCTATCGAACGGTACAGGGCGATATGTGGGACAGCATCGCCTTCCAGCAGCTGGGCAGCGAAGCTTACACGGACCGGCTCATGAACCTGAACCGGCAGTACCGGATGTACCACACCTTCCCGGCTGGGATTGTCCTGGTCCTGCCTGAACCGGAGAAGAAGATTCTGGCAACACTGCCGCCATGGAAAAGGGGAACAAAATGAGCGACTATAAAAATACTCGCCGGACGGAAGCCGAAGTTACCTTTGACGGCGTGGATATCACCAAATCTATCAAGCCCTATCTGCTGTCCATCACCTACACGGACAACGAGGAGGGCGAGACGGACGATCTTCAGATCAAGATTCAGGACCGCGAGGGGGACTGGCTGCAAAGCTGGCTGGACGAGGTCATTGACGCGGCAGCGGGGGCCGGGCTGAAGTTCAGCGCGGCGTTTACCCAGAAAAACTGGGGCAATGACAGCACCCTCCCCACTGGAGACTTTGAATTGGACAGTGTGTCGGCTGCTGGCCCGCCCTCTACCGTCACCATCAAAGGCACGTCGCTGTCCTTCAGCTCTCCGATCCGGCAGACAAAGAAGTCCAAGGCGTGGGAGAAATACAATCTCTCCGGCATCGCCAGTGAGATTGCCGGAGCAAACGGCATGAGCTGTATGTTTGAATCCGCCAGCGATCCCTTCTATGACCGGGTGGAGCAGCGGAAGACCAGCGACAGCGCGTTCCTGTCCAAGCTGTGCAAGGACGCCGGGATCTCGCTCAAGGCCACGGACGGTCAGCTAGTGCTGTTTGACCAGTCCAAGTACGAGGCCCAGGCCCCCGTGATGACCATCAAACGGGGCAAGGAGGGAAAGTACATCAGTTACTCGCTCAGCGTGGGGTCAGCGGACCAGCAGTACAGCTCCTGCCGGGTCAGCTACACAGACCCCGGCAGCGGGAAGTGCATTGAAGGTACCTATTCGGATGATTCCGAGAAGACCGGGCAATGCCTGGAAGTATCCGAAAAGGTAGCAAATGCAGCAGAAGCGAAAGCCCTGGCGGAAAAGCGGCTGCGGCTGCACAACAAGCTGACCCGGCTGGTGACGTTCACCTTCCCCGGGACTCCCGCGCTGGTGGCCGGCGTCACGATTCAGCTGGAGGACTGGGGCGGCTGGGACGGCAAGTACATCATTAAGCAGGCGGTCCATGCCGTCAGCTCTACCGGCGGATACACCACCAAGATTACGGCGCGGAGATGTCTGGAGGGATACTGAGTGACAGAGAATGAGAATCGGGAGAATCTGACCAG